TTTTCTCAAAAAGACTATTTAGGATACGTTTTTGTCTGTCCCATAATTCGACGCCAAGTGCGTGTTCGGCAAAGTCGCTGCAACGAAGTGTCATTTCAGTGCCTCAATAATGCGACATTTCCAGCCTTTGTGATGATTCCTGCGACCATTTGCCACTAAAGATAAACAACCCTGTCTTAAGCCATGTTCCTTTGCAAACAAAGTCAAGCTGTGAGTGACATGTATTTCTCCATTCGGAGAAGTTAATTCGTATTTGTGCGTAGCACTCTCAATTGATCTCCTGCTTTTAAATTCTTCGGAATGACGCTTGTTAAAAAAATGATTTTTACTCCCAGTTCTAGATGCGGACATTTTTGCCTTTGTTTCTACTGAAAGCTTCCTGCCTCGTCCGGCAGCTCCAATTTTTCTTCTAGTTTCTTCGCTTACTGTTTTTCCTTTGTGCATAAGTGAAATCTTTTGTCTTCTTTGTTCTGTCATGACAACACCAGAGGCCCCTTCTCCTCCATTGCTTTTATTTCGTAGACATCCAGTGCCTACGTCAACTCTTCCGTAAAGCGCAATGCAATATTCTTCAAGGCGAAAAGCTTCTTCCTCTGTAAGTCCTTCTTGGATATAAACAACTAAGTCCGCAAAAACTGGCTTATTAACGGGCCTTCCCTGTTTGCTTGAGATGCGATTGCCGCTGCCTTTGCCGATGTAATAAGGACTGCCCGCTTTTCCATGTTCCGAATCGACGCTACGCAAATAGGCATATACATAGAAGCGCCTTGGATCTTTTTTCATAAAAGCGTCTCCATGTGACGAAGAACAGATTGAGGAACAAAGTATGCAGGTCGCCCCCTGGCAGGATCAGCCCAAAACTGATCTTGCATTGCTTCATGGCCGTAGCACCATCCGTGAAGCAACGTCTTTTGACTTTCGATGGTAACAAGAATAAACTTCTTGTCGAGCGACTCGCGCTTTTGGACGATCAGATCGTAAGAGTGTTTCGAGCGAGTTTTTACATCAATACCTGGCAGGTCATCGCTGCCGCGTTTTGCTTCGGTTTCTTTAAATAATTCGTGCTTTAGTCCAAGATAGGAAGCAACGGCGACTTCGCCAGCGGCTCCCAGTAAATGCACCTGAAGTGCTTTGTCCCCAAATCGCGGCCCTTTATTTCGTCCACGAAGACCTCTCGCTTCGTTCACGGCTTGACGCCGCATCCCTTCCTCCATCGCCATCTGCCTTTCTTCTTCTGTGAAGGAAAATTCGATGGGCTTAGGCATGCGAAAAACAAACGCTTGCGCCATCGTAGCCACTTTAGAATGATATGACAACACATGATGGGGATGATGGCTGAAGATTTCGTTGACTTGGGGCATACAAGTGGTGGTGAACTGCGGCTAGATGGCCTTGCAAATGCGCTCACGGGAATGGGAACCGGTCGAGACAAGAGTCGATATACAAAAACGCAGCCAGTCGTTTTCTTGACTCAAGAAGAGCTTGAAGGGCTTTATGGAATGTGGCTTCCTAAAAGGCTTGTCGACATTGTTGCCGAGCAAGCAACGCGCAAGGGCTTCAAAGTGCTATTTGGTGGGGAGGGTGCAGCAGCAGAAGAAGTGGCTGGTGTGGAACAAATTATCGAGGATCTTTACATCCTTGAGAATTTTATGCTGGCAAGCAAGAATGCCAGGCTTTATGGAGGCTCTTGCATTCTTCTATACATTGATGACGGTCGCCGTGCAGATCAGCCTGTAGATAAGCGCAACATTCGTTCCATTGAAGGAATGGAAGTGTTGGATAGGTGGCAAATTGCTCCTGTGATTGAAGAAGAAAATCTTTACGACTATTCCAAGGCCACCTATTATCAAATTATTTCTGGCGATCTTATTGCTGAGCCGCAATTAGTTCGCATTCATAAAGATAGGATTTTACGTTTTGATGGTGAATGGCTTCCTTATCGCATTAGGCAGCGGAACTATGGATGGGGAATGAGCAGCCTGCAGACCGTTTATGACAGCTTTAAGCATTATTGGACTGGCTTAAATTCTGCCGCAACACTCCTCACTGAATTCGATATTTTTGTGCATAAGCTTCGTGGTCTTTCTACGATGCTTGCTGCTGGCAAGGAGGCTGATGTTCGTCAGCGCCTTGTGCTTAATGATATGAGCAAGAGCATCTATCGCGGTTATGCCATTGATGCAGAAAAAGAAGAGCTTGAATTTATTAGTCGCAATTTTGGTGGCATTGGCGAAGTGCTAGAGAAGCTGCGTATTGACATTATTGGCGCTTCGCAAATTCCTCATACGATTCTTTTTGGCGAAAGCCCAAGCGGCCTTGGTGCAACAGGTCGCAGTGAAGAGCGTGATTTCGCCAAATTCCTGGCTGATTACCAAACGGCTCATTTCAAGCGCCCGCTCCAAAAACTGATGGAACTAATCATGCTCAGCCAGGATGGACCAACTCGTGGTCGAGTGCCCAATTCATGGCGCGTGCGATTTAACAATCTGTTTGAACTGAACGAGCGCGAGATGGCAGACGTTCGTGCTCGCGTGGCTGCCGTAGATGGCCGCTACATCCAGCTCGGGGTGCTCCACCCACAGGAAGTAGCAGACGCCCGTTTTGGAGGCTCTGAGTGGTCAATGGAGACGGTTCTCGATCCATCGCTCCCTCGTGAACTTCCTCAACAGCCTGGCAAGATGAATATAGCCCCTGGAGGGAGAGATCCACTTAATGAAGAAAATGGCACGCTTCCAATTGATGGAAGCCGAGAAGTACAAGACGCTGCTGGTTTATATCTGCCTCGTGATCTTGAGGAAATCAAAGGGGATGTGCAATTCTCAGACAAAGACTTACATCAACAAGCTATTGCAGCGGCAAAGAATAAATTCAAAGTATGGCCTAGCGCTTACGCCAGTGCGTTTATGGTAAAGAAATATAAGGAGCTATATAAGCGCAAGCATGGTTCTTCTTCTGGAGCATTTAAAGGCAAAGATGGAGAAGTGCATGCTGACGATTTGGATAAGTGGTTTCAAGAAGAATGGGTGAGGATTGGTGCTAATGGTGAAATTGTTGGAGAGTGTGGAGGGCGCTCCGAGAAAGAAGGCAAACCAAAGTGTCTTCCAAAAGCCAAAGCTCAAGCAATGAGCAAGGAAGAGCGCCAGACAATTGTTGCTCGTAAGCGCAAGGAAGATCCAAATCCTGAGCGGAAAGGACCAGCAAAAATGGTTAGCAGCAAAGTAGATGCAATTGAACCTGTAAAAGTTGAAGGAATGTTACTTTCTGACATTGATGAAGCAGCTTTGATTTCTGAAGAAGACATTGCTGCAGCGCTTAACGAATGGAAGCAAGAAGCTCCAGAGCGTTTTAAGGAAATCCTGGAGGCTGACAATGCTGAATGATCTGTCGCAATTCACAGCGGCGGTATTGTCAAGCAGGATGGACGCTGCATGGTCTTACGACCGCAATACTGGCCGCTATCGCGATGAGAAAGGTAAATTCTTAAGCAAGGCAGCAGTAGAAGCCCTGATCGATGGTCGCATCAATAAGCTTGGTACGATGCTCAAGCGTTTCACCAACATGCTGATTGATGGCAACATCACGCTTGATCAGTGGCAAGGGAGTGTCCGCGAGGCAATTAAGGCTGCTCATATTCAGGCAGCAATTATCGGCCATGGTGGACGCGATGGCATGGGAAGTGCGGAATATGGTCGCATCGGTCAAAGGCTTCGTGAGGAATATCGTTATTTACAGGGCTTTGCTCGTGATCTTCTGGAGCAGCGTTCTTCTCGGGCCATGGCTCTTGCTCGCATTGGGTTATACGCTGAGAGTGTACGAGGTAGTTTTTGGGAGGGTTCCTCAATTCGTCAAGAGCAAGAAGGATACAGTCTGATGAGGCGTATTCTTGATTTTCAAGCACAGCATTGCCAAGATTGCCTCGATTATGCAGCGCGAGGGCTTGTTCCGATTGGTTCCGTTCCATTACCAGGGCAGCGTTGCGCTTGTCGTGCAAGGTGCCGTTGCAGAGTGGAATATAAACGCCAGCAGTTTCCTAGTGTCCAAGTGTAAAAACGCCTATAGGATTTAGCCAGCTTTCATTTTGAACGTGGCAAAAATTCTCTATTGCGGCGACGTTGGTGTACAAACGGGCTTCGGGCGAGTTGCAGAATATTTGATTCCCGCCTTTGCAAAAGAGCACGAAGTGCATGCACTGGCTGTTAATTGGCACGGAGATCCATGCGAGATGCAAGCTCATTGCAAAATGTATCCTGCAATGGTTTATGGCTCTGATCCATTCGGCTCCCATCGTATTCAGGAGTTAGTTCAAACAATTAAGCCAGAAATTGTTTTTATCGTTAACGACATTTGGGTGGCCATTTCATTGGTCGATAAGATTGAGCCATTCAAGGAAGGTATTGGCTTTAAAACCTGTATTTACACTCCCATTGATTCTTATGGTCTTTTCCCTGAGCTTCTTCCTGCTATTGATAAATGGGATCATTTGATTACATACACAGAATTTGCAAAGGAAGAAATCGAACTGATGGGCTACAAAAAGCCCATTTCAGTAGTGGGACACGGCACTGACTTTTCCAAGTTTTTTCCGCTCGATAAAAATCAATGCAGGCAGGAGCTGGGTGTACCAAAGGATGTTTTCATTGTCTTCAATGGCAACAGGAACCAGCCGCGCAAACGCATTGATTTGACAATTAAAGGTTTTGTCAAATTTGCAAAAGACAAGCCAGACGCTCGACTTTGGCTAAATATGGGCGCCAAGGATATGGGATGGGAACTGGTGCCACTTATGAAACGGGTGGCGCGAGATGAAGGCTATGACCCCACTGGAAAGCTCATTCTTACCAGCCCACATTTTTCCACTCATAACTGTCTCAGCGTTGAGCAGTTGAACAAAGTGTATAACGCTGCTGACGTAGGCGTTAACACTTGCATTGGCGAAGGCTGGGGACTTGTCAATACAGAGCACGCTGCTACTGGAGTGGCGCAAATTGTCCCTGATCACACCAGTTGCCAAGAAATTTTCAATGGAGTGAGGCGCATTGAATGCCACGGCTCAGAGACTGACAGGAATTATGGTCTTGAGCGCAAACTTCCAGAACCAGAAAGCCTCGCTGAAATTTTGAATCATTATTATCACAATCGCGAAGAGCTTCAAATGGCTGGAGAGTGGTGCTACGAGCGTATCCACGAGAAGCAATTCACTTGGCCTGTCATTGAAAAACAAATGTTGAAAATTGTGAATATGCTGCTTTCTGAAAAGGAAAAGCCTGCAGAATTCAAGGGCTTCGGCGCTCCTGCTCGCATCGGTTAATCCCCATGGAAATTTCTCAAATCTTTCTGAGTGATACAAGCGACGAGTTATCGCCGTTTCTGCAGCATGCTGTTGGCACTGTCAAATCCGCTTTTCCTGCTGCAAATCACACCATCTATAGCAAAGAAACGTTGCGCCAATTTATTGCAGACAATTACGACGCTGACGTACTTTGGGCTTACGACTGCTTAAAGCCTTATTCGTATAAGGCTGATCTTGGTCGCTTTTGCTTATTAAATAAGCTTGGTGGCTGGTATACGGACATTGCCGTGAGAATGGCTAATCCAGTGGAGATTGGCCCTCGTATTAAGTGGCTGGCATTTCGAGATATTCAACGTTTTAGCTATACAAGCTGGGCGTGTGCCACAACAGTTCTTTATTCACAGCCAGATAATCCTGCGCTTGTCACTGCAATCAATTTGATTGTCAAAAACTGCCATGAAAAATATTATGGCATCACACCATTGTGCCCTACTGGACCGACGCTACTTGGACAAGCGTTGGCAATGAATAGCAGTCAGCCTGATTTTATTTATGGTGACTACCTAGAACTGACGCCCACTTACGAGCAAAAGAATCGTGCATTCGTGCTGCCTGATGGCACGATTATGGCTTGGAGTAAGCCTTCTGGTGGTGGAGACTTAACAGGCGTTGGTGCTAAGGGCGTGAATAATTACAACGAGCTATGGGCGGCGCGTCAAGTATATGGCTAATAACAAGCCACATTTATATTGCTGCTGTATTTCAGGGCGTCCTCCACGCTTTTTCTGCAGCTCTCCAATGACACCGTTAATGGCTGGCGCCACTTATATAGATGACAGTCTGCGCAGTCATTACGAATATTATGACTTTGCTATGGATGATAATGGTAAAAATATTTCTTGCTTAAATCCATATTTAGGAGACTTGACTGCGCTTTATTGGATATGGCAAAATACAACTGACGAACATGTTGGCATTTGCCAGTATAGGCGTCCGTGGGTAGAAGAATATATTTATTCCTCCGAAGAAGATATTCTTTATGTGCCTGGATTTGCAGTGTTTTCAAGCGTTGAACAGCAATACATGGAATGCCATTCTGTATTTGCCGCTCCATCAATTACACGGGAATTTGCAAAACAAGGGAAAATCCCACTTAGCCTTGAGATGGTAGACAATGCATGGCGTCAACAAAAATTTTATGGATGCAATATGGCAAGAGGACCACGTAATTTATTTGATAAATATTGTTCTCTTGTTTTTGAAACAATTATGCCAATTTGGGAGGAGCACAAAGAATTTTGCATGAGCCTTGAAGGATACCAGCAGCGAAGCATTGCTTTTATGGCCGAACGGCTAATCACAGCTATCATCCTGAACAGCGAGTATTTCTTTGGTCCGGGCAAGGTCAAAGAGGCTCCAATTGGCTTTATTGGATGACCATGGCATTCAGCATTTACGGCGGCACTGGAAATATTGGATCTTACTTCATTGGCTTGCATGGTGGAAGGCCATTGCAACGCACTCAGTTTACGCCGATGGACGAAGAAGTGCTTTATTTAATTAGCACGACAAGTAATTCATACTTTGATCCATTGCTTCATACTGATACGAATATTGATGCGCTAATGAGGAGGCTTATTGCTTGCAAAGACGCTGGCATTAATACCTTTAATTTTGTTAGTTCATGGTTTGTCTATGGGCCACATCAAGGAATAATGAAGGAGAGCGATGCTTGTATGCCAAAAGGGCTCTATTCCATTACGAAGCGTTGTGCTGAGCAATTGGTAATTGATTATTGTTCTCATCACAATATTGGATGGCGTATTTTGCGT